ACGAGTCGCACCGGAAGGAGATCAACCGCGAGGACGTGTTCCCGATCAAGGAGAAGACGATCCGTGTGCCCTGCGCGCATGTAGGAGGGTGGTGAGATGCGATTGGAGTACGCCGAAGCCGAACCGGAAGACGAGGGCGAGGAGTGGGCCATAGAGATCGCGGTCCAGACCGGCGACCCCAACATGGTCAAGCGGATCAGGCGAGCCGTGCGTCAGTGGATGGGGGACGACCCCGATCTGGCGGCGGTGCCACGGAAGACGGAATGACCGACGCCTCCCTCCAATCCCTCCTCGCCCGCCATCTCCTCGAGTACACGGTAGCCGGCGCATCCCTCGAGGAAGCCTTGGAGGCGGCGATGGAGAACAACGGAGACCTCCTAGACGTTCGCTGGCACGACGAGAGCGAGCCGCAGATCGAGTACCGAGTCCGAGTCACTGTCCGAGCGAGGCCGCACTGATGGGAGCAGCAGCAGAAGCAATCCGCGCACAGGGGTTCCGCCTGCCTGACCGGGACTGGCTGATTTGGGCCATGCAGGCGCGTCAGTCGTGCCCTGCAAGCGTCGGGTACTACAAGGAGCAGCCCTGGCACCACCGCATCGTCACGACCACGCAGAGCGGCTACGAGCAGTCCACGCACCGGGACGAGATCGGGACGGTCACGCTGGAGGACGACGAGATGGCGGCGAGGATCGGCCATCAGGTGCGGAGGCTGGCGGAAGCGGGGACGAAGACGGCTCAAGACGAGGCGTGGGCGCTGATCGTCCGTTGGCGGGCGTCTCCGGACGTGTACTCGGTCTCTCGGGTCTGCCGCCAGCACGGGATCAGTAGGCAACGGCTTTACGAACTGGCGAACGTGGCTCGGCACTGGGTAGAAAGCCAGTTGATGTATTGACATCCAGCCCCGGACACATTATAAGGGTTCGTATGGGGTGGACTAATGCGCCCCCGCTCCGCGTTTGCCGCAAGGCGCATGAAGACCTGCCACGGCAGGCCGCTCGGGTTGATCGCCGGGCGCTGTACCCCGCCTCGGCTAGTACCCGAGGCCCGACGCTTTCCACGGAGGGCGTCTCAGGTAGGCCGAAAGCCTAAACGGTGCGCGTGGGCTTAGGCTGAATCTTGCTGGCGCACCGTGTGACCGAGGCTCGGTCGGCTGGACGTGAATCGGCCACATGACAGGGCCTCTGAGCGGTCAGGGCAAGACGCTGACGCCGGAATCCTAGGTACCCGTAACCGGCACCCTATCCGCAAGCGTGTAGGCACGCCCCGCGCCCCGCATGGTTCGCCCAGCGGGGCGTTATCGTTTCTAGCGCCCTGACTCCGGTCGGGGCGTTTTCGTTTCTGGCCACCGAAGTGACGCGATGGAATGTCCGACGCAGACCTCGAAAAGACGGTCCCGACGCTCATGTATCGCGTCGAGGAACTGGAAGCCAAGATCCGCGGCATTCCGGCGACCGTCGATGATCACGGCAGGCGGATAAGCCTCGTGGAGCAGACGGTGACCCGCTTCGGGGAGGACATCACGCAGGTTCGGAGTGACCTGCGGGACAACTTCGACCTGACGCGCAACTCGCTCGACCTTCAGCGGGAAACTCAGACCCGCATCGACACCTTCGGCAAGCTGCTGGTCGGCCTGATCGCCCTTGGGGGCCTCGTGCTGACCGGGATTCAGGTGCTGGGATGATCCTCGAACGCACTGCCTACCTCGAACACTGCGTCATGGGGCGCTTGCTGTTCGGGGGAGAGCAGGTGTTCACGATCGAACGTCCTTGGCTCTGCAACAAGCCTTGGGAGTCCTGCATCCCGGATGGTGAATACCGGATGCGGCCGTACTCCTCGGCCAAGTACCCCAACGTCTGGGAGGTCTGCGACGTTCCCGGGCGGACCCACATCCTGATCCACGCGGCGAACTACTCGCACCAGCTCGCGGGCTGCATCGCTCCCGGTCTGGGGTATCGGATTGCCGAGCCCTCGGACGGCGAAGAATCGAACGCGGTCTGGAACAGCCGGAAGGCGTGCGGGCTGGTGTTCGAGCATTTAGCGGCGCAGGACGCCCCGACTCTGACGATCAAGTCGGCATCGGCTGATCTAGCCGACTGCACATAACCGGAGGTCCACATGGACACCATCACCGCACTGCCCTGGGCCGAGCTTGCCGGCATCGCCGCGCTCGGCATCGTGTTCTTCGAGCGCATCGCCCGCCTGACCCCGACGAAATCGGACGACAAGATCGTTCAGTTCGTGCGGAAGGCGGCCAAGGCGCTCTCCATCGACGTGCCGGATCGGCAGTGATCGAGGCGGTCTTGGTTCTCGGCTCCCTCGGAGCCGTGGGCTGGGCTTACTACACGGGCCGCAAGCACGGATGGGCTGCATATGAGTCTGCAACGCTACAGCACCAGGCTGACGCCATACGGCGAGCGCGCGGTGCTCGTGAGTCTGTGCGCTCTGATCCTGCTGCTGTTGACGGGGTGCGCGACCGCTTCACGCGGCGCTGACTACTGCATGGTCTACGAACCTGTGTACACGTCGCCCGAGGACACCGAGGAGACTCGCACTCAGGTGGACGGGAACAACGCGGTGTGGCTGGAGCTGTGCGATGAGGGCAAGCGTGGCTCGTAACCGCAAGTTCGTCTCCTCCCTCGCTGGCTCTCTCGTCACCCCTCTGGCGTCTGCAATTACGGGGATTGGGGCTGGCGGGTACACGACGACCGCCTCCGACTACGACGGGGCCAACGACTACGCCAGCCGAGGAGCGGACCTGACGGGCGCGACCGATGCGGATAAGGGCATTGTTGCGATGTGGTTTCGCCTTGATGGAGGCGATGGGACAAAACGGACATTCTACCTCAATGGCAACTCGCGGGTTCGTCTGGCGCTTCTCCCAGACAACACCATTCGCGTCGTCCTGACTGATACGGGCGGGGTTGATCTCGCTGTTATCGTTTCGTCGTCGACGTTTACGGCAAGCGCCACATGGCGCTGGGTTGCTCTGTCGTGGGATACGTCGAGCGCAACGACCACGGAAAACTTCGTCCAGCTTTACGTTAATGACACGCAGGAAGCCGTGGATAGTGACGTGGCGAACAATCCTGCGGCTTCTTCATCGACGGACCACGCGGTGGGGGCAGTCCCCGGCGGGTCCAACAAGTACAACGGTTGTCTGTCGGAAGTGTTCCTGCACTTCGGGGGTTCTCTTGATCTGTCGGTGGAGGCCAATCGCCGCAAGTTCATCGACTCCAACGGCAAACCGGTAGATCTCGGTTCGGACGGCTCAACTCCTCTCGGCGTCACGCCTCTCGTCTACGCCCCTGACGGCGACCCGTCGGACAACAAGGGCTCCGGCGGCAACTTCACGATCACGGGCGCGCTGACGGCGTGTTCCTCCAGCCCGAGTGACTGACATGGAGAGGACTTCCATGCCGATTCGCTATTACCGGGTCGACCTGACCCATGTTGATGCGGAGGCCGCGCTGGACGAGCTGGCGGCGGCGTTCGCGACCGATTATCCGAGCAACGCACTGAGCGTGAACCGCAGGAAGGACGGCAAGTTGGCGTGGGTGAAGGCCGTTGACGGCCTGACCCTCCCTGACGGGGTGGTGACGCAGGAGTCCGACACGGCGGTAGAGGCGAATGCCGAGATTGCGGCGAGCGACTGGTATCCGGATGCGTAACGTCTGGCTGCTCGCCCTCCTCACGGGCTGCGGGTCCTACCCACACGAGTTCCAGACCCCCGTAGAGGGCGGAGTACACCAGGTCGAGACCACCGTGATTTTCCAGTCTCGGGAGAGGGTGAATCTCGCCTGCAACGGCTACCGGCAGACGGATACCACCTATCTCGCCTGCTACCACCCAATCACAGACACGATCCGCGCCCCTCTCGCACAGCACGCCAACGACACCGAGGCGATGTGCGCTCTCGGGCACGAGATCTACCACGACCTATTCGGCACATGGCACGGGCCTAGCTGGCTCGAACGCTGAGAGAGGATTGAGGGATGTCCAACGACACCTATCGAAACAACGCCCACGGCAACGTGACGGCGAACGGGAACTATCCCCGCGCGGAAGGGGTGATCGTTCGAGGGGCTGTGAACATGGGCCTTTCTTCGCACTCCGGCACGGGCACGTTCACGCCCCAGCGCAAAGACCCCGTTGCTGGGTGGGTCGATCTGGACGACGAGGGAACCGATGTCGAGTTTACCGGCAAGGATTCGCGGACCTTTGGCCTGATCGGCACGAACCGGGTGCGGTTTGCCGTGACGAGCGCATCCAGCCTGGACGCGGACTACTTCATCGAGGCCACGAACACGATTGAGGCCCGCTGAGGCACGACCGATGCCGTTCCCTGAAATCATGCAGGGGCCGGCGGGAGTCGTTACTACAGGTAGCGAGGATATCGCTGATGAACATCATGCAGACCGACATGCCGGATGGCGGCAAAGGCCTTGTTCTAGTCGATGAGGAGTGGTCGGGCACGGCAACGGAGTTCGAGGATCAGGTTTTCGCATACATCGAAAAGCGTAACCTACGACGTTACGCGATTCGGAGAGCGGCCCAGGTTGTACAAGATAAGGACATCGCAACCGAGCAGACCCGAAGGATCGCGTCCATGCGTGTTGTCGCGTGGCCGAGCGAGGAATGGGACGAAGTGTTCCTCGGCCCGCCTGCAGACTCATCGGCGGCGGCAGCCATGTCGCTGGGGGAGATTGCGTGGCGCAAGGTTTGTGTGCGGGAAGAATGGTAACAACCAATAGAGCGAGGAGATCGCTGATGGAGATCAAACGATACGGACGCGCGCAAGGCGTGATCGAAGTGAACGGCAAGATGTACCCGATGCCCGATGCGGCTGCTCCTGCTCACGTCCAGCGCGCATGGTCTGAAAAGACCAGCCGGATGAACGATGTGTTATTGCGGTCGCTGCGCAAGGCGGTGCGGTGATGGGTACTGACCTTGACCTCCCGGCGTTAGCCGGCTGGGCGATGCTCAAGGGATCGCCGACTCAGTTCGTAGAAGGCCGGGAGGGCTCTACGCCGTATGTCGTGGTTTGCGTTCGTCGTCCTGATGGCACCGTGGTGAAGCCTGAAGGCGAAACGACCGGCGTTGCCGAGGGCCGCGATGAGGCGGTAAGCGGGCTCAGCGAGAGCCTTCGCGAGTACCTGTCGCCGTACAGCCCGGAGACGCACGCGATTGCGGTCCGCAGAGAACCGACAGTGAAACACATCGACCACCCGAGGCTAGGGTGGTGCTGGGCAGCAGATATGCGCCTTGCCGTGGTTCGCCGCGAGGATGTTGCCGCTGCGAAGGAGGCCGCCTGATGCAAGTCTGGATCAGCGAGCGCAGGGAGTACGAATACTGGCCGGATGGGGTGAGTCCGGACAGTTGGGCGAAGCGGCTTGAGGCCGCTGTGGACGCGCAGGAGGAATCTATCGCGCGAGCGGCTGGTCTTCGCGGCACGATGTGGTCCGCAGGTGGCCCCTATTCGGACGGGACGGGGCCGTTCGAGACGCTGATGGAAATGGGCGCTGCGGCTAATCGCCTGTACCGCCGAACGCTTGGGTCGCGGGCTAGCCGGGTTCGTGACGACAGCACCGAGACTGTGTGATGGCTGAGAAGCGTGGGCGGCCGACGAAGTACACGGACGCAATCGCAGAGGAAATCTGCACCCGTCTCGCCGCCGGGGAGAGCCTGAACCATATCTGTGCGGCAGAGTCGATGCCGGCGAAATCGACGGTTCTCGGCTGGGTGGTGAACGACAGGGAAGGGTTTTTCGACCACTACGAGCGCGCAAGGCTGGCGGCTGGCCACGGAGAGGGCGATCAGGTTGCCGAGATTGGCCTCAGAACGCTTTCGGGCGAGTACGACCCCCAGGCTGCGAAGGTCGCTATCGACGCTCTCAAGTGGTCCTCAGCGCGAAAGGCGAGCAAGGCATACGGCGACCGCCAGCACGTAGAGCACTCCGGCGACGCAATGGTGATCGTCAAGGATTGGCGTGGCACAGAAGGTTGAGGTCGGCTTTCGTCCACAGGGACGAGTCCTGCACGACTTCATGGCCTCGGATGCCCGGGTTCAGTTGATCCGTGGCCCTCTGGGCTCTGCGAAGACGGCCACCTGTGCCTACAAGGTGTTCCACTACCTGTGCAGCCAGACGCCGAATGCGAAGGGTGTCAGGCCGTCGCGGTGGGCGATCGTGCGGAACACCTATCCTGATCTGCGGTCGTCAACCATCAAGGACTGGCGGGAAATGTTCGGAGAGGACGCCTTCGGGTCGTTCGCCTGGACCTCGCCGCCGGAGCATGAGATGGCTTTCAAGCTGGGTGACGGCACCCGGGTCGAGGCTACGATCATGTTCATCGCTCTGGATCGCGAGGACGATGTCCGGAAGATCAGGGGTACGAACCTGACCGGCATCTGGTTCAACGAGATCAAGGAGATCCCGAAAGCGATCGTGGACATGGCTGACGGCCGCCACGGTCGGTATCCGACGAAGCTCGCCGGTGGGGTGGAGTGCGACTGGCACGGGATCATCGGGGACTACAACTCCCCTGATGAGGATCACTGGCTGTACCGGCTGGCCGAGGAGGACAAGCCCGAGGGGTGGGCGTTCTTTCGGCAGCCCGGCGGTGTGATCTGGGACGGTGAGCGGTGGGTGCCGAATGCCGACGCGGAGAACCTTGGGAATCTGCCCGAGGGGTACTACGCGCGGCAGGTGGCGGGCAAGGACCACGACTGGATCAAGGTCAACCTCGGGAACGAGTACGGGTATGTCCAGGACGGCAAGCCGGTCTACCCGGAGTACAGCGACTCGGTGCATTGCCGGGAGTTCGAGGCCGACCCTCATCTGCCACTGATCCTTGGATGGGACTTCGGTCTGACGCCGAGTGTCGAGATCGCGCAGATGAGCCCGAGAGGGCAGCTTCGGTTCGTTGACGAACTGTGCGCCGAGGACATGGGCGTCTATCAGTTCGCCAGGGACGTGGTGAAGCCTCACCTAGCGCGACACTACGCCGGCTACCACATCGGAGTTAGCTGGGCTGACCCGGCGGGGACGAGAGGCGAGTCGGACGAATCCCGCGCCCTAGACATCCTCAACGACGTTCAGATAGACGCGGACATTCACCGTGTCCCGCTCCAGATGGGGTTCTACACGGAGCCTGCTGCGGGCGGGAACGCGATGACGCCTCGCCTGGAGGCCGTGAAGGGCTTCCTGACGCGGATGATCGACGGCGCTCCCGGGATGCTGGTTCACCCGCGCTGCAAGATGCTGCGGGCCGGCTTCAACGGGAAGTATTGCTACCGCCGCCTCAAGGTTTCCGGGGACGAGCGGTACAGAGACGTGCCGGACAAGAACGACTGGTCACACCCTCACGACGCGGCGCAGAACGTCGCCTTGGCGGCTCAGGGTGGCTATGTGAGCCACTACGAGCCTGAGCACTACGAGCCTGAGCACTACGACGAGCCCCGGCGGGGCGCCTCTCCTACGACGGGATATTGAAGCATGGGCGATGTCGTTCCGATTGAGGCGAATCTTCCGCACTACGCCGCCAGCGTGACGTGTCCGCAATGCGGTTGTCGGCGAACGGCAGTGTGGCCGACCTGCTGCGAAACCATTGAGTGTGCCGGATGCGGCGGGATGTTCGACCCGCACGATGACGAAGCTCAGCCAGAGTACGCATAGCTATGGCAGAACCCTATCTTTCCGGCCCCTACGAGGAGCCGGACGGCACCGTTATGTCCGAAGAACGGCTGCCGGCTGAGACGCTGCTCGAATACGCCGAGATGGACAACGTCGCGGATGCGCTGGACGGCGACACGCTGAACAAGATCGGCGCTCGCGTCTGCGCAGAGTACGACGTGGACGAGTTGTCGATGGAGGAGTGGCGCCAGCGGTACGAGGAAGGCATGGCGGTTGTCATGCAGAAGCGCACGGAGAAAACCAATCCGTGGCCGAACGCCTCGAACATCAAGATTCCGCTGATCTCCCAGGCTGCGGTCCGGTTCGGTGCCGAGGCATACGCTGAGCTCGTTCGTGGGGACGACATCGTCAAGGTCGCCTACCCCGGCATGGACCTGACGAAAGAGCCGGACAGCGAGGAAGACCCGCAGGCTGCCTTGTACCAGCGGGGCGCGCGGATCAAGGAGCACATGAACTACCAACTCCTCCACCAGATGGAGGGATGGGAGGCGGACATGGATCGCGCGACGGTCATGCTGCCGCTGGTGGGGTGCCTGCTGAAGAAGACGTGGTACGACCCGGTTTCCGAGCATCCCGAGTCGGATCTCGTCCTCCCCGATCAGATTACGGTCAACCAGAACGCCAAGAGCCTGGACGACGCTCTCCGTGTGACGCAGGCCATCTGCCTGTCGGGCAACGACGTACACGAGCGGGTGGCGATGGGGCTGTTCCGCGACCTTGACCTCGACGAGTCGGTGGGGGATGGGGATGCGCCGGAGGATCGCCAATACGACTTCCTGGAGCAGCACCGCTATCTGGACCTCGACGGTGACGGGTACGAGGAGCCGTACATCGTCACGGTTCACAAGGATTCCAAGCAGGTTGCACGGATCGTTGCCCGTTTCGGCGAGGACGACATCCTGCTGAACCGCCGGATGGACGTGATCCGCATCAAGCCGCTGCACTACTTCACGAAGTACAGCTTCATCCCGTCGCCTGACGGGTCGTTCTGGGACATCGGCTGGGCGCACATGCTCGGGCCGCTGAACGAGACGGCCAACACGCTGTTCAACCAGCTAGTGGACGCGGGCTCGCTCCAGAACGAGGGAGGCGGCTGGTACGACAAGGCCATCCGAGTCTCTGGTGGGGAGATCAAGGCGGAGAAGGGCAAGTATTACCCCGTTGACGGTCGAGGCCGGGACCTTCGTCAAGCCATCGTTCCGTTCCCGTTCAACGGCCCGTCTCAAACGCTGTTCGTCCTGCTGGAAATGACGGTCCAGATGGCCGAGAAGCTGGCGAACATGACGGACGTGATGACCGGCCAGGACGTTCCGGCCAACATGCCCGCGACCACGATGCTGGCGATGGTCGAGCAGGGCCGCCGGGTCAACTCCGCCATTCTCAAGCGGATTCACAGGGCCATGCGGTCGGAGATGCGCAAACTCTATCGCCTGAACCGCGTCCACACCGACCCCGAGGTGTACCAGCGTCTTCTCAACGTCCCGGCCGACCCTTTCGCGGACTATTCCGAGGACGACTTTGACGTCCTCCCGGTCACTGACCCCGAACTGTCGTCCCGTATGCAGCGCATCCAGCAGGCCGAGGCCCTGATGGCGCTCCGGGACAGCGATGGCGTGGATAACGTGGCCGTGAATCGCCGGTACGTGGAGTCGCTCGGCATCGAGGATGTGGAATCGGTCATGCCGCCGCCGAACCCGATGCTTGAGGAGCATCAAGTGAAGCTCGCGCAGGCCAACATGCGGCTCCAGGAACTGTCGATCCAGGCTCAGGAACAAGCCCTGACGCTTGGTCTCGCCACGAGCCCCGAGGAGGCCCGCAGGATCGCCGCAGAGGCCGTCCTCAAGGTCATCGAGGCAGGAAACGCGGAGCGCAAGGCGGAAGCTGAGATCGCGTCCGAGGAGGCTCAGGCACGCGATACGAACGCCGAGGCGGAGATGACTGAGCTTAAGTCCGTCGATTTCGCCGTGAACGGCAATCCTGAGCGCATCGACAAGAGCAATTCGAACTAAGTGAACACCCACGACCTAGACGAGTGGCTGGCACACCCGGCCACAAGGGCGCTATTTGCCCTGCTGCCCCGGCTTCATGCCGAGCGCGTTGCCGAACTCATGGGTAGAGCCAGAGGCGGTGACGTGACGGCTGATGGGCTGGCGTTGGAGACGGCCAAAGTGGCCGGGTATCTGGACGCCATTGAAGACGTGCGCGACGCAGAGTCGCTGAAAGAGAGGCTGACCGATGACTCTAGAGGAGATCGTCAATAACCCGCCGATTCGTCCGACGCTTTACAACCTCCTGGTCCGAGTGGACGAGGTTGAGGAGAAGACGGCCGGCGGGATCGTGATCCCGAAGGACACGCAGGACAGTGAACAGATGGGCAACGCAGTCGGGACCGTCGTAGCGATGGGTCCGCTGTGCTTCACCCATCGCGACCATCGGCTGCCGAATGGGGAGTGCCCCGAGGCCAGTTCGATCAGGGTCGGCGACAAGGTGGTGTATCAGCGTTACGAGGGCGTCGTGCCTCCGATAGAGGGGCTTGATGACGGCCGTCTGCGGCTGATGCGAGATGAGGCAGTGATCGGAGTGATCCAATGAGCGACGAGCTGCGAGACGGGGAAATCGACCCCGATTCGTTTGCGCCGGAAGGTGACGACACGCCTGCGGAGAAGCCGAAGCGAGAAGCCCCGCAGTACAGCGACGCCGAACTGAAGGCGATGGAGAAGGGCTGGCAGCCCAAGGAAGACTTCGAGGCGGACCCGAAGAACGAGGGCAAGCGTTGGCGTGATGCCGAGACGTTCCTCGAATTCGGAGACGTGCTCGACCAGCTTTCCGAGACGCGCCGCGATCTACGACAGGTCCGCGACACCTTCATGCAGGAGCGCCAACGTGCGTTCCAGAAGGGACTGGAGCAGGCCAAGTCCGAGTTCGCCAAGGCGGTCGAGGAAGGCGACGGCGAGAAGGCCGAGCAAGCGCGGCAGCAGATTTCTCAGTTCGAGCAGGAGGCCAACGCACACGCTTCCGGCCAGGACCCTGCGGTGGAGGCGTTCCTGTCTCGCAACCCGCAGATTCAGGCCGACCCCAAGCTGTATCGCATCTCTGATGGGATCGCGACGGGCTACGTGGAGGAGGGCTACAGCATCGCCAAGGCGCTGGAGCTTGCCGAGAGCGAGGTCCGAGAGCGGTTCCCGGAGGCATTCGGTACGCCCCGTCGCCCTTCGGCTCCGACCGTGGAGCGAGGTGGGCGACCGGCGCGGAAATCGAGTCTGCCGAAGTTCTCCGATCTTCCCGAGAACGAGCAGCACGCGATCCGCGAACTGGAGAAGATGGGGATGAAGCGAGACGACCTCATCAAGCAAATGGTCGAGAACGGAGAAATCTGATGCCCCGAGGACGCCCGAGGAAAGACCGAAACGCCGCGCGCCCGCCGATGGGCGTGCAACTCCGAATGCAGATTCCGGCGGGGGTGGATGTTCCCGCCAACAAGGTCGCCCGGTGGGTGACGGATGTCGAGGGACGGATTGAGGCGTTCCTCGAACGCGACTGGCAGATCGTGTCGTGGCCGGAAGGTGCGGACAGCCGCAACTCCCGCGCTGTGCCCGGTTCCCAGGTTCGCAAGAAGCTGAAAGCTGGTGACGAAGCGGTCCTGATGATGCTCGACAAGGACCTCTACGATCAGGACCAGCAGGCCAAGATCGAAGAAACGCGAGTGGCAGAGATCGACCGGGTTCGCCCGGGTGGCCCCTCGCCCGAGTACGTCCCCGGGGGCGGAGATAACGCCCTGCGGGATGACAACCCGCTTAGGTAACACCGGCCGGATACGGCCAACGCAACACCCTCCCGATTCGCACTTAGAGAACGGACAGACCGTGGTCTGCGTCCGGTGGGGTCCCTTTGTGTCAACAAACTGGAGCAAGACAGATGGCGAATGTTGATTCTGCCTTCGGCCTGCGTCCGGTTCGCACGCTCTCTGGGGCACCGTGGACCGGCCAGACCATCGAATGCGTCATCCCGTCGTCCGACGGCACCGCTACGTTCCTCGGGGACGCAGTGAAGCTGTCGGGTACGGCGGACACGGGTGATGAGAACGGCGCCCCCACGGTCATTCAGGCCGCTGCGGGCGATGTCGTTTTCGGTGTGATCGTGGGCTTCCGCCCCGACTACACGGACCTGACTCAGAAGTACCGCACTGCATCGACCCGTCGGGTCGTTCAGGTGTGCCCCGCTACGGCGGACGTGGTGTTCGAGGTGCAGGCCGATGCTGCCTTCCAGGCGGCGAACGTCGGTCAGCTCTTTGATGTGGTCGTCGGTTCCGGCGACACCACCACGGGCAAGAGCGCGATGGAACTGGACGTGGGTACTGCTGGTACCTCGGACGGTCAGCTCCGCGCGATCGGGATTACTCGTGCACCGGACCTGGACTTCGACGCTAGCAACGCGGGCGTCAACGTCGAGGTCGTCGTGAACGAGTCTGTGTTCCACGCAAACGTCGCTGGCGTCTAAGGAGGTATTCCGATGGCTGGTGTAATCACGTCGGGTAACTTCCCGAAGGCGCTTCAGGAGGGCATCAAGGGCTGGTACGAGCGGGCCTACGACGAGTTCTCTCCTGAGTTCCCCGAAATCTTCGAGATGGACGACTCCGCGAAGCAGTACGAGGAGTTCGTCGGTGTCTCGGGCTTCGGTCTGGCCCCGGTCAAGCCGGAAGGTCAGGGCGTCACCTACGACGACATGGAGCAGAACTTCGTTTCTCGCTTCGTGCACAAGGTGTACGGCAAGGGCTTCATCGTTACGGAGGAGGCGCTGGAGGACAACCTCTACAACCTGTTCCGAGACCGAGCCCGCGAACTGGCGTTTGCCATGCGGCAGACCAAGGAAACCGTCGCGGCCAACATCCTCAATCGTGCGTTCGATTCGAGCTACACGATGGGGTCCGACCACGACGGCAAGGAGCTTCTGGCAACCGACCACCCGGCAGGACCCTACGGTGGCACGTACCAGAACGAGCTTTCGACGGCAGCCGATCTTTCGGAGGATTCTCTGGAAGACCTGATCATCCTGATCCACAAGGCCACGAACCCTCGCGGTCTCAAGATCCGGCTGATGCCTCAGAAGCTCATCGTTCCGCCCGACCTGGTCTTCGTGGCCGAGCGGATTCTCAAGTCTCCGCAGCAGCCGGGCACGGCGAACAACGACATCAACGCAATCCAGAAGGGTAACTACCTGCCGCAAGGCTTCGTGGTGAACCACTACCTGACGGATGCAGATGCGTGGTTCGTGAAGACCAACGCGCCGAAGGGTATGACCTGCCTTCAGCGTCGGGCCATGAGCTTCGGCCCCGACAACGACTTCGACACCGGGAACGGCAAGTTCAAGGCGACGGAGCGTTACTCGTTCGGGTGGGTTGACCCGCGTGGCCTCTACGGCTCCGCTGGCGCCTGATCCTTGACCCCTGAACGCCGCGGTCCGGCATAGCGCTGGGCCGCGGCGTCCTTTTGTGAGGACGTTCTAATGGGTACTCCTACTCGTTATCCGAACGGCGTGACGACTGCGTCGCGCAACGACATTCTGCGAGACCTCATCACCCTGGACCCGACCAAGGTGCATGTGTTCTTCGATGACTTCGACCGTTATGTGGCGGGCGACTGGACGATCACCACCACGGAGACGGGCGCTAGTTCTGCAACCGAGGCCCTGACTGACGCGGATGGTGGCGTCCTGCTGATCACCAACGACAGCGCGGACGACGACGCGGACTTCTTCAACAAGGTGGGCGAGTCCTTCCTGATGGAGTCCGGGAAAAAAGCGTGGTTCAAGGCGCGGTTCAAGGTCAGTGATGCGACCCAAAGCGATTTCGTGATGGGGCTTCAGATCACCGACACCACTCCACTTGACGTGACCGACGGCATCTTTTTTCAGAAGGATGACGGCGATGCCAACCTCGACTTTCACGTCGAGAAGAACAACACGGCTACGGATGCGACAGCCGTTACCACGGTGTCGGATGACACCTATCTCACTGTCGCCTGGTACTACGACGGCAAGGATACGGTCGAGTATTCGGTGGACGGCGTAATCCTCGGCAGCGTCGGGACCACAAACCTCCCCGACGACGAGGCGCTGACGATCTCGTTCGGCATCCAGAACGGGGCGGCTGCGGCCAAGACCATGTCGGTGGACTACATCATGGCCGCGAAAGAACGA